ATATTCTATCATTTTTTACTCCCTTCATATTTTATTCCAACATACCTTGCATAATCAAATCCATGAGGATTGACATACAATTTAGGTTTTTCTTTATTCTCTCTATTTATTATTTCAATGAATAATTCAACTCCGTTTGAACATCCGCCCTTACCACTTAAGAATTGATATGATTTATAAAAATCATTTGTTAATTCTTCATAGGTATTATTATCCAAATGAATCACTTCGATGATCATAGCCTTGGTAGGTGTATACTCTACCCAATTATAGAAATCATCCATATTTGATGGTTTTCTTGCAACTATTAACTCCATTACTTACTCCCTTTTTTTGTTATTGTATTAAATTTATCAATGATCAATAGTGTTTCTTGCTATTGCCAATATTTGATTAGATTGTATCAATGATAAAACTTCATCAAAAGAATCTGTTTTTAAAATCCATTGAATATCGCAAGCTTTCCAATTATTTAAGTTTTCAGTTAAATGTGAAAATACAAGGACATCATCATATACCACTAGTTCAAACCAACTTTCCTCAGTCTCTCCTAATTGAAACAGATCCCTATCCACTTCACCAGAATCTGTCCAATGGAAATATAAATTTTTAAGAAATGACTCATAATAGTACTTACAATCACTACGAAGTGATTCGCCTTGCTTCAATGCACCTTCTTCAAAATCAAGCCATAACTCGAAATATCCTTTTATACCCTCTTTAATTTCATAGTCATTAATTTTTATCAGAATAGATTCATCTGCAATATTGATATTTAGCCAGTCTAAGAAAGTGAATGCACTATCTTTTGTTTTATGACTTGAATAGTATTTTAATCCCATTATTAAACTCCTTTTATTATTCTAATTAAAAACAAAAAAACCCAAATGATGGTAACTAGATATACATATATATTGAGATATTTTATAATATTATTCATTTTCGACACTCTCATTATATATATTACCTAAAATGTCGAGATTACTCCTGATTAAACTCCAAATCTCTTTTATATCAGTGCTCTCAAATATTGGATCAGTATTAAAACCTTCATAAAATCCTAAACAAATAGATTGATCATAAAAATCAATATGTAGTTCATATCCAAAAATTGATGCAAAAAAGAAAAAATCTGCTCCATCATCAAAATGATGATCTAGATTGAATCCTAATAATCCAAGATCAGTGTACATTTTTTGATCTTGCTCATTCATATTGCTAATTATAAAACTCATTATTTTACTCCTTATTTAATCTTTTCACCTAAAAAACCGATTATATGAATCGGTTTCCTAGGTTTGCGGATCTATTTATTTTTTAGTCTTATCTCATTTTGATCCTCCTTATATAGGTATCGTATTTTTTAGTGATATTTATATGAAACATTTTTGACAGATGGATCCCAACAGACCCGACAATCTCCACACTTGCCATCATTCTTGTATGATGGACATTGAAACCCGATGGGGTCACCTTCCTTGTTTACCGATGATGTCGGTATTTTTTCTATTTTGGGCGGTCTACTGTCGATCATATGAGCGGATAGTCTAACAATTAGATTTGTTGGTAGTGCCCCATAATTCACCAGATATGACCGCACTATCTTATATTCTCTAGTGGGTAGCCAATGTTTTACATTTGGTGTTTTTTCACATACAAGAGCGATCTTTCTTAAGTGCTCTATACTTTGGAGATCTCCTGAGTCGTGCCATCTGAAATAGTTTTTATCTTTCTTGTTATCTTGATTCAAGATAAACCATACCATTGAATCTACCCATTTGGGGTCACTTATCTTTTGCGTCTTAGGTTGTAGTTTGGTAGTGTGTTTATATCTTAGATAATTACCTTTCAATGCATAACAACCTTCACAGACGGAACCCTTAACATTGACCAGGTTAGATCCTGTCTTGCAATCTAGGGCGGACAGGTTGAAACTATATGACGGCATTTTAGTCGTATCGCTTAGGCCCGATCCGACACTAGACTTATAATACTTTGTACTATCTGCTTTAGTCATTCCTTTACTCCTTTATATATGTATCACTAATTACCCTTTATTTTAGTATGTATACACTTTGTTTCCTAACACTATTTAAATAATAATTTTGAGGAGTGTGAACAAACAAAAGAACGCAAACGGATAAACAAAAAAAGAAAATAAAATCCCGATATCTACCATCAATTTTCTAGACATCCTCTATACATTGAATGCTTAGAAAGTATACGATATCAAAAAATCCTCTATAATTTATCCGTATCAATTTGAGACACCGAGACCACAAGGACACCGAGAAACCTGGGGGGGTATGTCCCTCTAAGATATGTCCACTATTTTGGATACATAATGTCATCACCAATCTTTACACTTTATGTACTAAATTATCCCATAAGAATGGAAGAGTTCCCACTACTCACAGATGCAGACCAAGAGAGGTTAGAAGATGCCATCACCCTTTCCACATCCTTCAGATTTAAACTAAACATCTTCAACAGTGGTCTTATTCCTCCAGAACAACGATGGCTCCAACACGCAGCACACAGGGCATACGACAATCTCTCCCAGAGGGAACTTCAGGTCTTTAAACTCAGGTGTAAGATGCTCACGTTCCCATTGATCGGAGAACAGCTTGCCATATCCACATCGTCTGCAAAGACCTATTGGAGAAGGGCATTAATGAAGTGTGCAGTGCTTTGGGAGTCATCTAATCCCCTATTGGTAGAAGATGAGGAAGAATAATGTCTGAAAAAAAGAAAGTAGGTAGGCCAAGGATCAAGATAAATTCTGATCAGGTTGAGAATCTTGCAGAGTTTGGTTGCACCACATTGGAGATAGCGAAATTCTTCAAATGTGATGAATCAACGGTCAGGAAGAGACACAAGGAAGATATGGTCAGGGGAAGAGAGAAGATGAAGATAAAATTACGCCAGATACAGTTCAAACTTGCCGAGACCAATGCTGCAATGAGCATTTTCCTGGGCAAGAACTATTTGGCACAGACGGACCGTCAATCGATCGATCTGACAGGTAACTTAGAGACCGTACTTAAAGAGTGTGGTTACGAAGAAAGTAATATTGGTGCAGAAGCAGACCCTCAACAAGAAGAAATTCTGGAACATAATACAATATCGGCCAACGCTTAATCAGCAAGTAGTACACAACAGTTCTGCCAGATTCAGGGTAAATATCCAAGGAAGACGGTCAGGCAAGAGTTTTAGTGCTGCGAGAGAAGCAGAGCCGTGGATCCTTACTCCCAAGACGAGAGGTTGGATCGTTGCACCTAATTATGAGTTATGCGATAAGATCGCCAGGATAATAAAGGATGATCTACTTCTCAAACTAAAGTTACCAGTTGAAGCAAAGAAGGAGATCAGTGGTCAGATATATTACTTTAAGATGGCTGGATTAGGTTCAGAGGTCTGGATCCGTAGTTGTGACAATGTGGATTCATTGGTAGGGGAGGGTCTTGATTGGATGATCATTGATGAAGCTGCCAAGGTAAAAAGAATTGTCTGGGAACAATATTTAAGGCCCACACTCTCGGACCGTAAAGGTTGGGCATTGATGACCACGACACCAGAGGGACATAATTGGATGTATGATTGTTACACCAGAGGTCAATCAAAGGATTTTCCAGATTGGGAATCCTGGCAACATCCCTCATGGGAATCACCTTATTTCAAGGAGGACATGGATGATATCAAAAAAACACTCACGAAAGAGACCTGGGAACAAGAGTACGGAGCAAGTTTCGTCAGTTTCACAGGTCGTGTATACCCATTCTCAAGGTACACGAATGTCATTAAGGGACTTCGATTCAATCCCGATCTACCCACATTCTGTAGTATCGATTTCGGCTTCAGGATGCCAGCGGTCGGATGGTATCAGGTGGAAGAAAGGGAATCTGACACTCGAATTTATCAGATAGATGAGATCTGTTTTGAGGAGAACATCAAGACCGATGAACTTGCAAACATGATCTTAAGAAAAGACTATCCTGTCCAGGCGTATTTTGGAGATCCAGCAGGTGGTGGTGTTCAGGCACAAAGTGGTCTTGGTGACATAGAACAATTCAGAAGAAAGGGCATAAGGGTCAGGTACAGAACGGATAAGGTATCGAGGAACATTGCCAATGGTGTATCTCATGTTCGTTCATTCATAGAGGACGCTAATGGTGACAGTCATTTTTATGTGAGTGACAAATGTAAGGGTTCCATCGAATGTTATGAGAACTACAGATATCCAGAGCATAGGACGGACCAGAGGTTAAAGGAAGAGCCTTTGAAAGATGGTCGTGTCGATCACATGAATGATGCCTTTAGGTACTTTATCGTAAACCAATTCCCTATTAAGAGAAGAACCGCTGGAGTCATAGATTGGTAACTATACCTGATTTAGCACAGAGTAGTGTTAATAAAGCACTAAAAGAAACATTGAAGTATATTGAAGATACACGCACTCGTGAGCGTGATTATCTCATGGATTGGTATGAGGGAGCCAATGTTGACCAGTATGTCTCGGATTATTTCAAACCAGAGACATTGGCCCAGGTTCCTATTTTAAGTCAGAACATTACTCGCAGAGTATGTGCCGTGAGGTCCATGACCTACAAACGCCCGCCCAGAATGCGAGTTTCCGAGTCTTATCTTAACGCAATAGAGGTTGAAAGTCTCAATGCCAATCGAAGACTTTTGGAAAGATTGACATTCTTATTGGGTACGATGGCAATCCGTTCCAGGTGGAATGAATTAACAGGTAAACTTGAGTATGAGACCTTGAGTCATTTTACTCCAATCTTTCTTGCTGGTGATAGCCGAGATAAACCGATGGGTATCTGTTACCCCATTGAATATCAGGGAAATGCTAGGATCAATACACCAGTACACGCAGTATGGACCGAGAGCAGACCTGGATATCAGGGAGAGCACTATCTCATTGATGAACAAGGTCAAAAAGTATCAGTTAATGAACAAGACATTAACCCTTATGGAGTTTTGCCAGTCACTTTTTGCAATAGATACCAACCGATAAGAGATTATCATTCGGTAGCAAATGCGATGGATGTTGCTCAAGTGGATCTGGCGGTTAATGTAGCACAGATAGAGTTACAACTGGCGATACGCTATTCTGCTCTTGGAATAAAATTCATTACTGGAGTTGATGATGCGAGTCGTATTGAGATCGGTACGGACAAGGTTCTTTATTTACCAGAGGGTGCTAATTTCGGAGTGACCAATTCAGGTGGTAGTTTACAAGAGATCATTGATTCCACAAGATTTTTAGTTGAATCCACATTGAACAATAATCACATTCGTGCAAAGTACGCCAGGGATGATGCAGGAAATGCTCCTTCTGCCGCAAGTCTTTCAATTCTCGAAATGGAAGCAAGGGATATCACTACAGGAGAGAAGGAAGACACTTGGAGACCTTGGGAACAGAGAAGATACAAGGTTGATAAGGCCATTCTTGAGGTTGAGATGGGTCTAAGGCTTCCTGATGAATATTCAGTTGATTTCCTTGAGCCTAACTATGCATTGACACCCGATACGGAGATCGCTTTATGGACATGGAGATTTGAACAAGGACTAGCAAGTAAGCAAGATTATTTTGACTATATGAATCCCGATGCATCTCCAGAACAGAGGGCAGAGTTCGAGACACAGCAACAACAGGCAGATACCGAGGAACAAGCACCACAAAATCGTCTATTGGCCCGATTAGAGGGTTAGATAGATGGAACAGATCATCGACCAGGCGGTTGCTGATTACCTATCACAACTAGAACTATCCCAAGAAGAATTCTACAAGGATGTAGAAGAACTACAGGATGAGGGTCTATCCAAGGAAGAGATACTAGCGATCATCGCAGGGCTTTCGCTTGTAGATTACTGGATCCAAGATCTTTTGATGCAGAGTGCGATAGATTCATACTTGAATGCAACAGGATTCATGTTAGATGACATGATCAAGTTTGGAAAGATAAGTGAAATAGAGTTACTAGCATTTAGGAAGGTGCAGGAATCATCGATCATCGCTTATAGCACCAGACTTGGTGAGGAGGTCAGGCTTGGATTGACAGAGGGATTATCTCAGGGGTTAAAAGGGAATGCATTAAAAGAAAGGATCGCTACCAAGATATCACTAACTCCTAGAAGGGTTGAAAGTGTTGTTGCAACTGCATTATCTACTTACAACCGTAGCATTCTAATGGTCATGGCCGATGATCTACCCAGAGATGAATTATGGTATTATCACGGACCATTGGATGAGAAGACAAGACCTATATGTAGGGTAATGTTAAGTGAAGGAGGATTAACTCAAGATCAGGTAGAGTCAAACTTCCCTGGTGCATTGGTAGATGGTGGTGGATTCAATTGCAGACATAGATGGATGCCACAAAGGTCAGACCCAAGGATGTCCTCAAAGGCAAGTTCTCAGATAACAGAGAACCCAAAGAAGTTCAAGAAAGCAAAGACCTTATTGGAGTATAGTCGTGGAATTTAAACTACCAAAATTAGAAGAGATCATAAGATTTAGTAACGGTTTTCTAAATAGTGTGACGATGAAGGCAAGACTCAAACATTTGGATATCATAAAGCATAAGATGAGAAGTCCTGATGGTAGGAGATTTGAAAAACTAACACCTGAATATGCTGCTGAAAAACAAAAGAAATATGGCAATAAGAATCCTAATCTTTATGCATCAGGTTTAATGTTCAAACAGATAATTCCTAAGAAACCAAAACGAGCAAGATGGGATAGTGATGTGCAATTATCCTATGGAGTAAAGGACGGTGCAAAGCATCCCAGGAACAAAGGGGACCAGATAAATACAGCAGATCTTTTGACGTTCCACGCAGAAGCTGTTCCACCCAATAAATTCAGACCGATATCAGGTAGAGTTGGTACACAAAAGGTCATACATAATGAGACCAGAGACATTGTTGTTAAAGACCTTGTAAACCAAATCAATAAGAATATAGGAAGGGCATTACGCCCTTACAGAACAAAAATAGACCTATAAAGGAGGACAGAATGTCCGAAGAAGCAACCGTACAAGCGGAAGCACCGCAGATCGCGGAAGGTACTCGATCACCAGTTGAACCTAAAGTATCGACAGAGGTGGCTCCTGAAAGCCAAGAAGCAACAGTTAGCGAATCCCCTGACGTTAATCAGTTGATAGCAGAAAGTAAAAAGTATCGTAGCAGGGCACAAAAGTCAGAAGCAGAGCTCGATAAACTGCAAAAGCAGATATCATCTACTAGAGAAAAGCAGATGGAAGAGCAACAGCAATGGCAAGAACTGGCGGAAGAGCGTTTGGCTCGGATAACAGAACTTGAGCCTATTGTTGAGAAGGCACAGAAGGAGGAAGTTCAACTAAGAGAACAGATCCTTACTGACTTTAGTGAAGAGGATAGGGAGACCTTTGGTGACTTACCGTTATCAAAACTCCGAGCCTTACATAGTAAATTAACTCAAAACAATCCTCGCCTTGCGATCGCCAATAATCCTGCCGTTCCAGCGAATGAAGTTCCTGAAGATTGGACAAAGATGGATAGGAAGGACAGAGTGAAACATTGGGATAAGATAGTGGCATCGTACAGGCGTACACCTTCTTAAAGGAGAATAACAAATGGCCTATACCGCCTTTAGTGGTGATACTACCAGAGGAACACAGCTGGATGTCTTTATTCCAGAACTGTGGGCTGATGGCGTTTATCGCTACTTTGAAAAAAACCTAGTTTTCAAACCATTCTTTGACGATTACTCAAGTTTGGTTAAAGGAGCTGGGGATGTATTACACATACCAACCGTACAAGAAGTGGCTACTGCTACCAAAGCAGTGAACACTGGTGTGGCTTATAGTGTAGCAACAGAAACCGATATCGACCTTTCGATTGATCAACACATTTATAGCGCAAAGCTTTTTGAAGATTTGGCTATGATCCAATCCAACGAGCAATTGTTTGACAAGTATGCCAAGTCAATGGCATATGGACTTGCAAAAGCTGTCGATACCAAGATAGAAGCATTGCTTCAAACGATTGGTACAAATCAGGATCTTGCTGCTAATAACAGTATGTCAAATGCTGATGTCGAAACCGCATTAGGTACATTAATTAGCAATGATGTTCCAGCCGATGAATGTGCATTCTTCGTGAATCCATTGATCTATGCTGATCTGTTGAACGCCAAGGCATTTGTCGCATCTGGCTCAAGTGCTGGTGTTGGTTTTGGTGCAGATAATGCTGCCATGAATACTGGGCAAGTTGGAATGCTTTTTGGAATTCCAGTTATGACTAGTTCATTAATACCAACAACTTCTTCCGATGGGATCGAAGTTGGCTACCTGGTCCACAAGTCAGCTATAGCTGTAGCTGTACAGCAAGATATTCGAGTTCAGTCAGAATATTCTGTAGACTATTTGGGAACCAAAGTTGTAGCTGACATCATTTATGGTGCAGTTATTACAACTAGCAACCATGTAAAAGGAATTGAGTTCTGTAATACTTAAACCTTAGTGTTGTAACACAATGGGCGGTGACGTGTCATCGCCCATTGTATTAGTAGGAGATATTATGATAGTATTAAAAAAAGATAACCACTATATGCACACCGAGTCACTAGAAGTGGCACAAGAGAAGGTCAATGATGGTTATGAAGTATTAAAAAACAAGTTTCCCGGTGTCAAAATCGTTAAACAAGAACCAAAAGCAGCACCAAAAAAGAAAATGTTCGCTAAGAAGAAAAAGTAACGCTTTTTAGCTGGACTCGTTCACGGTCTGCCAACACCTTAGAGAGATAGGAGAAGAAATGGCAACATCAAATTTACATCGTTACACTGCTCAAGAAGCAGAAAATCGTCTTGGTGGCGGTGGCTATGATTACGTCACAAACGCCACAGTTAATTCACACACATATGTCGCAATTCAAGCATTATCAGTTGATTGTGTGGTCACAGCGGCTACTTCAGTGGATACAGATATTTGGGATACACTTTCATCGGTCACACTATTGGCTGGCCAGACCATTTATGGTGAGTGGTCCTCAGTACAAATAGCCAGTGGTGACTTTGCAATAGTTTACAGGAAATCGAGTTAATCATGGCAAATTTACATAAAAGATCAGTACAGGAAGCACTTAACGTAA